TAAAGCCACGTGACCGCCTGCGTGCCCTGGAGCTCCTGGGCAAGCACCTGGGCCTCTTTGATCCGCGCAAGGACGAGCTCGACCGCAAGGAGCAGGAAGCCAGGATAGCGAAGCTGCAACATGATACGCAGATCGTGGAGCCGAGCAGCCAGGGCCTCATGATCGAGTTCGTAGGCACAGACGGCGCGGAGGAATAAGTGATGCAGACACTTTCCATCCCGGCCCCATCGAAAAAGCAGTGGCTTTTCCTCAAAGAGAAGCACAAGTATGTGTGCTTCGGCGGGGCCCGCGGCGGCGGCAAGAGCTGGGCCGTGCGCGTCAAGGCCGTGCTGTTGTGCAACCGGTACCCAGGCATTGTGTGCTGCATCATCCGCAAGACCTACCCGGAATTGCGCGAGAACCATATCAAGCAGCTGCGCCAGATGCTGCGCTGTGACAGCAGGTATGACGCCGTGGCACGCTATAACGACAGCGAGAAGAAGATCACCTTCCCGAACAAGAGCACGATCCTGTTCCGATACCTCGAAAATGAGGCCGACGAGGGCCGTTTCCAGGGTACGGAAATCGACGTGCTGTTTTTGGACGAAGCGACCCAGCACCCGGAACAGCGCTGGGACATACTCAAAGCCTGCATCCGAGGCGTCAATGGTTTTCCGAAGCGGATCTATCTCACCTGCAACCCCGGAGGCGAGGGCCACGGATGGGTAAAGCGCCTGTTTATCGACAGGCGCTTCAAGGAAGAGGAAGACCCGGAGGAATACACCTTCATTCAATCGCTTGTGACGGACAACGCCGCGCTCATGCGGGAGCAGCCGGAATACGTCAAGCAGCTTGAAGCCCTGCCGCCGAAGCAAAGGGAAGCGTGGCTCTACGGTAATTGGGACATCTTCGAGGGCCAGTTCTTCGAGGACTTCCGTATAGAGCCCGACATGATCGCCGCGGAGAAGGCCGGCTGCACCGCGAGCAAGGAAGAGCTCATACGCTCCAGACGCTTCACGCACGTTATTGAGCCCTTCGCCCCGCCCAAGACCTGGAGGATTTACCGCTCCTTTGACTGGGGCTTCCGCAAGCCCTTCTCCGTGGGCTGGTGGGCCGTTGACTTTGACGGCGTGGCATATCGAATCCTGGAGCTGTACGGATGCACACAGACGCCGAACGAGGGCCTTAAATGGAATCCGCCGACGCTGTTTGACCAGATCGCCAAGACCGAGCGAGAACACCCGTGGTTAAAGGGCCGAAACATCCAGGGCGTAGCAGACCCGGCCATTTGGGACGCTGAGACGGGCGAGAGCATTGCAGAGACGGCCATGAAATATGGCGTGTACTTCGATAAGGGCGACCATGAGCGCATTCCCGGCTGGATGCAGATGCACTATCGCTTTCAGTTCGATGAGAACGGTTTCCCCATGATGTACGTTTTCAAAAACTGCAAGGCTTTCATTCGCACTATCCCGCTCCTCCAATACGACGATCACAGGCCCGAAGACCTGAACACGGACGGCGAGGATCACGTGGCCGACGAGACACGTTATTTCTTCATGTCAAGGCCGATCAAGCCCAAGGCCGCAAAACCGCCCGACAAGTACAAGGAGGGGCCGATGTATCAATACCTCGGTATCGAGCAGGCGGATTTGACGCGGGCCCACACTACACCGAGAATGGAGATTTTGAGAAATGCCGAACAGCATGAATCTTAGACGGCCTCCCCGCGAGGGAGAAACCATAACGCCTGCCGGTGGCGTCAATGCCGGCAACGTGGCCGTGGCCAAGAGCCTGGACATGTCCATTACAGACGCGGCAGCCCCCGCCCCTCCCACACGCAGGCCCATAGGTGAGCCGGAGATCCAGGAGGCGTATCAAACGCTGCTGGACTACAAGCGGGGCAAGGCCAATCTTGAAAAGCGCCTGGTGGAAAATGACCGCTGGTACAAGCTGCGCCAGTGGGAAGTCATGCGCAAGGAGGGCCGCGACAAGCAGGTGGAACCGACAAGCGCGTGGCTGCTTAACTCCATCCAGAATAAACACGCCGACGCAATGGACAACTTTCCCGCGGCGAACATCCTACCCCGCGAGAGCGGCGACAGAGAGGAGGCCAAGCGCCTTTCATCCATCATCCCCGTCGTGCTGGAGCAGGGAAAGTTCGAGGCGGTGTTTTCCGAGATCATGGACGATAAGCTGGAGAGCGGCACAGGCGTCTATGGCGTGTTCTGGAATTCGACCAAGCACAACGGCCTCGGTGATATCGACATCACCAACATAGACCTCATCAACCTGTTTTGGGAGAGCGGGATCATGGATATTCAGAAATCCCGCAACGTGTTCTATGTGTACCTGGTGGACAATGACCTTCTGGTGCAGGATTACCCGCAGTTCGAGGGCCGGCTTGCAAACCCCGTCATTGATCTGAGCCAGTACGTGTATGACGACAACGTGGACACCAACCGGAAATCCGCCGTCGTGGACTGGTATTACAAGAAGATCACACCGGACGGGCGGACATTGCTGCATTACTGCAAGTTCATTGCCGGCCAGACAGAGCCCCTCTTTGCCACGGAGAATGAACCGGATTACGCAGATCGCGGCTGGTACGATCACGGGCAGTACCCCTTTGTGTTCGACAGGCTCATGCGCTGCAAGGGCACGCCGACAGGCTTCGGCTTCATCGACATAGCCAAAAGCGCCCAGGAATACATAGACCGCGGCGACCAGGCTATTTTGCAGAACCTGCTTTTCAATGCCAGGCCCCGCCATTTCGTGCGCAAGGACGGAGGCGTGAACGAGGAAGAGTTTGCCAATGTGACAAATGACTTCGTACACGTGGAGGGGCCGATCAACGCCGACAACATTGCGCCCATCCCGGTCAATCAGATCAACGACCTGTATGTGCAGATCCTGGCCAACAAGGTAACCGAGCTCAAGGAGACGACCGGAAACCGCGACGTGTCCACGGGCGGCACCACGGGCGGCGTCACTGCTGCATCGGCCATAGCTGCCATGCAGGAAGCAGGAAACAAACTCAGCCGTGATGTCAACAAGGGCAGCTACCGCGCATATCAGGACGTTATCCTGATGTGTATTGAGCTGATTCGCCAGTTCTACGATGTGCCGCGGCAGTTTCGCATTTTGGGCGAGGGCGGCGTGGAGGACTTCGTGGAATACTCCAATGCTGGAATCGTCCCGCAGCCCCAGGGAACGCTTGTCAACGGCGTACCGATGGAAATGGGCGTAGATGTCGGGTACCGGCTGCCCGTGTTCGACATCAAGGTTACCGCCGAGAAGCAGAGCCCCTATTCCAGAATCGCACAGAACGAGCTTGCGCTGCAATTCTACACGGCTGGATTCTTCACCCCGCAGAACGCTGACGCGGCCCTGGCCTGTTTGAGCATGATGGACTTTGACGGCAAGGATGATGTGATACGCAGAATCCAGGCCAACGGGACGCTGCTGCAAATGCTCCAGCAGACCCAGGCACTTGCAATCCAGCTTGCACAGCAGCTCGACCAGATGAGAGGGACGCAGCTTGCAGCGAACATGCAGCAGCAGTTCGCCGCGCTGATGGGCCAGGCAATGCCCGGCAGTGCGCTTCCTGGGCAGCAGGCGGCGAGCAGCATGAAAGCACTCGGCGGCGTAACAGGCGGCGAGAGCGGCGTAACCAGGAGAGCCAGGACGAGGGCGGCCAATGCAACGGCCCCCAGGTAAGGAGGAGAACATGACAACTGCGATCTTCCGGGAAATCCCCGGTTCAGATGCCATTGAAATGCGCGTGCAGGGCCATACAGGCTTTGCGGAGATGGGGAAAGATCCCGTTTGCGCCGGCGCTTCGGTGCTGGCCTTCACTGCTGCATCGTGCATCCAGGCCATGGGAAAGAGGCTCCAGAAAACCCCGAAGGTCACCATATCGGGCGGAAACGTGCGCGTGGTGGCAAAGCCAAGGCCGGAATACCGCGCCGAGGCCATGCACATCTTTTACGTTACGCAGGTGGGCTTTCAGCTTTTGAGCGAGAGCTACCCCAATAACGTAACCCTCAGATCGTTTATTCAGTCTGAACAGGACGCAGAATAAAGGGCTCGCCCACCGAAGGGCAGAAAACATGATTCGCCCACATACGGGCAGGAAGGAAAAGACTATGCGCAAATTCAAGCTCCCCTACTTCGATATTCAGTTGTTCGCAGACGGCGGCGACGCTGGAGCGGGGGCAGGGGCAACCGGGCCGGCACCAGCAGCACCAGCGGCACCCGCCCAGCCGCAGAACACGGGCGATAAAGGCGCCCAGGGCTCCGAAGTACGGTTCGGAGATCAGGGCACAGCTCCCGTCGCCGGGGAAGCACAGGTAGCAGAGGACGACAGAAGCGCACGCTTCAACGCGCTCATTAAGGGCGAGTTCAAGGACTTGTACGATGCCAAGGTACAGGACACGATCAGGCGCAGGCTCAAGGGCAGCGAGGAGATAGTGAACAAGTACAACCGTATCTCCAGCACCTTTGACCTGCTGGGCAGCAAGTACGGGCTCGACCCGGAGGCCCCCGACTTCGTGGAGAAGCTGGCAGCAGAGATCGAGAAGGACGAGTCATATTTCGAGGACGAGGCTCTGAGAAAGGGCATGTCCGTCGAAGATGTCAAGGAAGTGCGCAGAATCAAGCGGGAAAACGCAGAGCTCACGAAGCGCGTCCAGGATATGACCACACAGCGGCAGGCCGAGGAAACCTTTGCAGGCTGGAACCGGCAGGCCGAGGAGCTCAAGACCATTTATCCGGGCTTCGACCTCCAGACCGAGCTCCAGAATGAAAACTTCCGCAAACTTGTTCTGAGCAACATTGATCTCCGCTCCGCCTTTGAGGTGGTTCACAGGGATGAGATTATCCCGGCGGCCATGCAGTACACCGCGCAGAAGGTAAGCAGCAAGGTGGCAAACGCTGTGAGAGCCGGGCAGAACCGCCCCCAGGAGGGCGCAATGGGCAGAGGCGCAGCGTCCCTTACCAAAATCGACGTGAGCAAATTCACGAAGGCAGACATCGAAGAGTACAACCGGCGAGCTGCCAGAGGAGAAAGAATCGACTTCCGTTAAGGCACGATCCGTTTCCCCTCCCGGCTCGCACAACAACGAGAGGAGAAACCAAATGAAGAAAACCATTGTCCGCATTATGCGTGGCTTCATCCAGCTTTTCGCTGTGCAGACCACGCTGCTGAACACGCCGGGGAACGATCTGTCCCCCGAAATGAAGACCTACTACGACAAGAACCTGCTGTACGCCGCGCAGCCGCATCTTGTCCATCACCAGTTCGGCCAGAAGCGCCCCATCCCCCGCGGCAGCGGCAAGACTATTGAATTCCGCAAGTTCACGCCGCTTGCCAAGGCGCTGACCCCCCTGACCGAAGGCGTCACCCCTGCCGGCAACCAGCTCGACGTGACGGCGATCACCGCCACGGTGAGCCAGTACGGCGACTATATCGTGCAGTCTGACGTGCTGGAGCTGACCGCCATCGACAACACCATTGTTGAGGCTACCAGGCTCCTGGGCGATCAGGCGGGGCTTACGATGGACACCGTCGTGCGCAACCAGATCGTTTCCGGCACCAATGTCATGTACGCGCCCAAGATCAACGCCAGCACCGGCGCTGAGACGGAGGTACTCAGCCGCGCCGCCCTGGACACCACCTGCGTGCTGACCGTTGACCTGGTGGAGCAGGTGTACACCAAGCTCAAGGCGCACAATACCCCGAAGATCGACGGGTATTACATCTGCATTGCGCATCCCAACGCGCTTTACGATCTGAAGCGCGATCCCGACTGGAGAAAACCCCATGAGTACCAGGACACCACCAACCTGTATGACGGCGAGGTGGGCCAGATCAGCGGCGTGCGCTTCGTGGAGAGCACCGAGGCCAAGATTTGGCGCGACAACACCTGCCCCGCACAGGCCGGCGCAGACCCCGCCTATTACGCGGTGTACGGCACGCTGTTCTTCGGTAAGGACGCCTACGGCGTGACTGAGGTCGAAGGGGGCGGGCTCCAGACCATCGTCAAGCAGAAGGGCAGCGCCGGTACCGCCGACGCCCTGGATCAGCGCAGCTCCGTCGGCTGGAAGGCCATGGAGGTGGCGAAAATCCTCATGGAGCCCTACATGGTGCGCGTGGAGCACATGTCCCGCCGCTACAGCAAGAACGTCGCGGCCAACTAAAACCCGGCGGGGAGGGGCGATCCCCTCCCCGCTATTTCATTATCAGGAGGTAATTTGAAATGGCAAAGACCGAGAAAACCGAAGATCAGACCCAGGAGCAGGAACAGACCGAGGCCCCCGTGGTGGAGCAGGAAGCCCCCAAAGAGAAGATGATTACGGTGCGGCTGCCCATCATCCCCGGCGTGGAGAAACAGGAGGCTGTTTTCGTAAGCGTCAATGACCGCGAGTGGGTAGTGCCCCGCGGTATCGACATGGAGCTGCCGGAGTGCGCGGTAGAGGTTCTTCGCCACTCGGAGGACATGCAGATCGAGGCCATAAGGTACCAGATCGAAAAGAGCCAGCAGTAATACCGATCAACAGGGAGCGTGACGCGCTCCCTGTTTGTGAATGGAGGGACAGAGAATGAAAGTCAAAGAAGCGATTGCCGAGGCGGACGAGCTCAAGCCCAATGTCATATCGCAAGGACAGAAGATCAAGTGGCTTTCGCGGCTGGATCTGCGCATCAAGCAGAACATCCTCGACACCCACCTGTACAACGAAGGAGAGACGGCCCCGGAGTTCAGCGGCTATACCGACGCCAGCCTGGAGGCAGATCTGCTTGTGCCGGAGCCGTACAGTGAGATGTACGTTCACTGGCTATCAGCACAGATCGACTATTACAACATGGAGCCTGACGGATTCAATGCGGCAAACGGAATGTTTGAGAGCGTGTACACCGCCTTCCGCAATTACTACAACCAGCACCACATGCCGGCAGGCACCCGCAAGACGTACTACTAAGGAGGGGCGGCTATGGGATACCCACAACTTTCCGCGCAGCAGAGCACCCGCGTGATGCTGGACACCTTTGCGGGCTACAACCACAATCTGAGAATTTCCGACGGGGAGTTTTACGACACAAAGAACCTCACGACGGAACATTACCCGATGATGGCAAACAGACGGCGGCGCAGCAGCCTTGACCGCTCCTTCACGAAGCTCCAGGCGATCATAGCAAAGGACGCGCTGTATTGGGTAGACAATGGTACCCTGTACGCCAACGGTTATCCAACGGGCCTTACGGGCCTGCAAACCGAGCGAGAGACGCAGCTTGTCAGCATGGGGGCTTATATCTGCGTGTTCCCCGATGCCAAGTACATTAACACGCAGGATTTGAGCGATTACGGCAGCATGGGGGCCTCCTGGAGCTACAACGGGGCCGTCACCTATACGATGTGCCACCAGGACGGCACGTATTACACAGACGTGACCAGGAGCACCACAGAGCCGGTAAACCCGAACAACGGGGCAATCTGGATTGATATTTCGGACGGCGAGACGGTCAAGGAATGGAGCGTGTACACGGAGAGCTGGACAGTGCTCGAAACGGTGTATACCCGCGTGGACTTCCTGACAATGGGCCAGCTTGCCGGCTCCTTCAAGGAATACGACGGGACGGCAATCAGCGGCCTGTATTACGAAGACCTCAACGGCAGCAAGATTCTCTACGCCGTGGGCGGCGATCCCGTTACGAGCTATGACTACATCGTGCTTGTCGGCATTGCCGGCGAGCAGTACACCCAGCAGGGCGCAAACGTGAGCATTTCCCGGAACGTGCCCGCCATGGACTTCGTTTGTGAAGCCCAAAACCGCTTGTGGGGCTGTTTCTACGGCAACGACGGCACACAGAACATCAACGAAGTATACTGCTGCGCCCTGGGCGACTTCCGAAATTGGGAGCAACACCTGGGAATCAGCACGGATTCCTGGAGGGCAAGCCGGGGCTCAGATGGGCCGTGGACGGGCTGCATTAACTACCTGGGTACGCCGACCTTCTTCAAGGAACATGTGATACACCCGGTAGCGGTTTCGAGCGTGGGCGCCCATCAGATCGGCGATATTCCCGCGCGCGGCGTGCAGCAGGGCTCGCACAAGAGCCTTGCAATTGTCAATGAAACGCTCTATTACAAGGCGCGGACTGGCATTGTGGCCTATCAGGGCGGTATGCCCGCCGACGTGAGCCCCGCCCTGGGCAACGAGCGGTATTACAGGGCCGTCGCCGGCGTGTTCGGCCAGCGGTACTATGTGAGCATGATCGACGCTTACAACGCCTGGCACTTCTTCTGCTACGACGCCAAAAACGGCCTTTGGATGCACGAAGACGACCTCCATGGTGAGTGTTTCGCCGCGTGGGGGGATGAGCTCTATTGCCAGAGCGAGAATAAGATCATCTGCATCAACGGCACCGAGGGCACGCTGGAGCCGTGGCCGGAGTGGGTAGCAGAGACGGGGATCATGTATTACGAGCAGCAGCTCAGCGGCGTGG